GTGTAGAGCCTATAATTCTGAAAGGATTTACTTCGATGCCATACTATCGAGAGTTTTTTATTAATAAAGTTGAAAACAACTATATTAATAATAAAATTTACCCGATGGTAACGGATTCAACTGTGTTGACTACTTTTCGTAGTCGACCACACAAAAAGTCCCTCCATACGGTGGAACTTTTAGATATAACAGCTGATCCGTATGCCTACTTTCTTGACTCAATGTCACAGAGAGTTTACCAAGAAAACTTACGTCTTCGAGGTTTAAAAGCTGAAGGTGCGCCTGATAAAGGGCACGCCTTTGAGCTTCTTAGGCATGAGATATATGCTCGCCCGCAGTCTTTTCGATACGGGTTTGATGAGTGGACTGGTTTCGCAAATTTTGCGGACCAGCTCAATCATGTGCATAATGGTAGTATCCTCGAACCTCCATCACTGGAGAACGAGGGACTTGCCACTTTTGCACAACAAGCATATTCTCGCGTGGCACCGACTACGGTAGTATTCGATGCTGCCAATTTTTTGGGGGAACTTCGCGAGAGGCTCCCTTCTATTATTGGCTCCTCTTTAAAAGGTTCAACGAACTTTTTTAGAGGTCTTGGCTCCGAATATTTGAATGTCCAGTTTGGTTGGATTCCCTTCCTTACTGACCTTCAGAACGCGGGTAAGGCGCTTTTACAAGCGACTAACCAGCTTGCCAATCAAGGCAAGCGCGTTCACCGTAGCTACAGCGTGCCCACTACCACAAAGTACGATTCCCTTAACGGTCAGTCCCAATATTTTGGGATTGCCGCGGGAACGGGTAGTGGGTTGATTCCTGCAGCGATGGCGCAATCAGCGCTACCGCCGTATAGCAACATTCGTGATATCTCTTCGGCAGGGCCCCGCTTTGCGAGGACCCGCGCCTACAAGAGTGTTCATCAAAACCGGTGGTTTGAAGGGGAGTTTACTTCCTTTTATCCGCTTGGTTTTGATCCCGAGAATTATTTCTCGAGACTAAATGTTCTGGTGAATACAAAATTGACACCAGAAACGCTTTGGAATCTCGCGCCGTGGAGTTGGCTAGCAGACTGGAATCTCCGTATTGGAGATTCAATTAGAGCGAATGTTATTCGCGCTAATGATCTGATAGTCATGCACTATGGATACGCTATGGAGAAGACGGTATACAATACCGCCATCACCATGGACACGCCTGAAAACTATTTTCCGATTAACGTTCTACCTGAAAAGATGAACGCAACATCGAGAACAGTTCGAAAGCGACGTATTCGTGCAAATCCTTATGGCTTTCATGTTGGCGGAGCTGAGGCCCTCACGGGTGAACAGCTGTCAATACTCGGCGCACTTGGGCTTACAATGCTCAAGTGAAAATAAACTCGCACGGGTCGAGTCTAACTTATCCGAATAAAAACAACAATTCCACTATTGGAGGGCGCTTTGCTCACAGATCCTCAGTCAATCACCGTAAATGGTGTAGCTATCTCTCTTCCGAGAACTTCGGAAGTCGGTAACTACGCCGACTACACTGCCAGTAATGACAGTGCGTCACTCCGCATATTGCAGAGTAAGAGCGGTAAGACAAGACGTACCGCGGTCGTTTTCCGTCAGAACAAGATTGCTGCTGATCCCCTTACGGCGATCAATCAGCGAATTGCTTCTCAGGTTTCGATCACGTTTACCAGCCCGATTGATGGTTTTACCATCACCGAGTTGGCCAACCAGTTCCTAGGATTGTCCTCGGCACTGTCAGCTTCTTCAGCTGCGAACCTTGTTAAAATCCTTGGCGGAGAAAAGTAATTCTGGGGTGATCCCCCAGAACATCTTCACTCGCCTTATTTGGATTCTAACTTTGTTGTTGGACTTCTTGTCTTATGCGGAGCTCCGAGAGGAGCGCCGCCGAGAGGAGTAAAAGAGTAATAGAGCCGGACGCAGTGCCTCGAAAGGGGTGGCGTGAAAAGCCTATTAAAACTCCATTTATCTGTCCTAGCTGAGCTAGGGCGCCAATGTTCGGTCGACATCGCCCGTGACAGTTATACTGTCACTTGTAGATGTGAAGACGAAGGTGATAGTTTCCTGACTATCACCCTGCCTGCATTTTCCAAGGCCCTCGAAAGAGGACTCTCGGATGGTGCTTGGCCGAGTCGCGATGCTGCTTCCTCATGGAAGTATCACCGAGGTCTCCCTGCTTTTATGCAAGGTTTCCTTACTCGTGTCTTCGACTTGAACGGACGATTGCTGAGAGACCCTGACGTGGATTGTATCCGCGCCATTAGACAATTTTGCCTTCTTTCTCAGAAGGTAAAAAGAGAGTGCACTGGGGATAGGATCCTCAATGCATTCTTGTCTTTCTCTCGAACCGATGAAGAGTTGATGTATCTTCCTGGTCGTATAGACCCGGACCGGATGCGTACTTTTGTACGCTCTGGACATCTCCTCTTCGGGGATATGCTCTCTCTTCTCGATCGTAAGATCGCGAATTTTGAGCTTATCCCTCGTCATGGACCTGGCGCAGTCGCGGAAAAATCTTCTCAACTTGAGAAGCGCGACTATGCCTATTGGACTGACAGGATTGATTCTGTCTTTCCATATTGGAGATATACCCGTAATACAGGGTATACCTCCCCCATGACGGTCACTCCACACTCCGAAATACCCGTAAGGGTAGTCGGAGTCCCGAAAACCCAGTCTACTCCAAGGATCATAGCGATTGAGCCTTCTGCTTTGCAATATGCACAGCAGGGGCTTAAACGCGAGATCTATGAGTATATTGGGCGAGGATCCTTAGGACAGATTCTCGGGTTCCAGGACCAGTCTCGAAACCAGGATATGGCTAGGGCGGCTTCCTCTTCTCAGAGGTTTGCTACGCTAGATCTATCCGAAGCTTCAGACCGTGTTCATTGGTACCTTGTCTACAAGTTGTTTGAACGCTACCCCCATTTATGGGAGTTCGTCAATGCAACTCGTAGTTTTCGGGCCGACGTTCCTGAAGTAGGTGTTATCCCGCTTCAGAAATTCGCGTCGATGGGGTCTGCGCTCACGTTCCCTATAGAGGCTAAGATATTTACTATCTTAGCCGCTTGCGGAATGCGAGAACAGGGTTCTGTCCGTTCGGTTACTTCCCGTCAGTTAGTCGGGAAGCTTAGTGTCTACGGGGACGATATTATTGTCCCTGTAGATTCGACTGCTGCCGTGGTTGATTGGCTTGAGCACTTCGGTGCTAAGGTCAACCGACACAAGTCTTTCTGGACTGGCAAGTTCAGAGAGTCTTGCGGGGCGGAATATTACGATGGCCACGATGTGACTGTCGTAAGAGTCCGTTCCGAGCTGCCAAGCTCACGGCAGGATGCAGCCGAAATAGCTGCATATATCGACCTTCGAAACCGGTTATTTTTAGCCGGTTTGTGGGGTGTCGTAAAGGAAATGGATGAGGAGTTGGAATCCCTCATTCGTCTTCCTTACGTATATGCATCTCTTTCAACCCAAGCTGGGTTCTTACATCTAGTGACTTTTGATAAGTCACATGACTTACGTCATATGAAGACGAGATTTAACCCTCATCTTCATAATACAGAGGTAAGAGTTCCAGTGTTAAAACCTCTCTCTCGATCCTACAGGGTCGATGGAGAGGCCGGTTTGTTAGAGTGGTTCCATTCGTCTCTTCGCCGAGGAGATCTTTTGGATCGCTATGACGGTCAAGAGCGTGCTACGACGTTCAACATCTATCGTAGATGGGCTCCTGTTTATCAACTAAATGGGAGTGCTGCCTAACTAGCAGCTTGGGGCTATTAGATTATATATCTAATAGTTAAGGGATATG